TACGATCCTAAAATTGCACCCTATTGGAGAAGCTCAAATGATACAGATAATCGTGATGGGCTTTCTTTTCCTACTCTGGTCACTGTTGGACGAAGAGTGTTCGTAAGTCCTTGTCGGATATAGACTTAGGGAGAGCGGGGCGGGCCGCGTTCGTCGTAAGTCCTTATGTACCAACAACTTATGTCAACGAAAAATTTTTCTAAAGAATCTTCTTGACATGGACGATATATAGGGTAGAATGATTGAAGTTACGGAACGATAACCACTAAGAGAAAAGAGGACTGATTATGAATAAGTTTACGTTTGTTGTTGATATTGTTACGGATTCGCCCGCTGGTATTGAGCCTAGTGCTGTCGCTGATACGATTCTCGCGTCTGTGGATGGCATCGGCAACATGGCCGCTGTTCATCCGGTCAAGGTTACGGCTCTTAAAGAGCAGGGTTTCAAGGTGTGGCGAGCTAGGGTCGCTGGTATCACTGAGGAATCGGTGAATCCCAAGCCCGTCAAGGCTGAGAAGGTCGAAGCAGAAGTTGAAGTTGCAAGTGCCTCTTGATTTTCTAAAGAACATACGCTAGAATGTCGATACTAGATGAAGCCCAAGTAGTCTAGTATCGGCTCTAGCAAACTAAGGGAGATAAGAATGAAAGTGTTAGGTATTGGTACAGTTACGCCAAAGGGCACAGTAAGTGCTATCAAGCGTGACGGTGTGGTGATTGTTGATAATAAGGTGAAGGTTGTGTTGACCTTCGCACAGGTTGAGTTGATGATGGGTGTCTAAATAAGGGAGACGATTATGACCATGAATGTTTTCACGAATTTTTCGCTGGCTACTGGCAAGCACCTCGTTTGCAAGTATCCCAAGCATGGACGGTTGAACGTGCTGAAGTTCCACAAGGGTACTGTTGAGCATCTTGGATTCGGTCCCAACGGGCCATATGCTAAGATTCGCTCGTCGGATAACACTATCCGTACCCTGCGTTGTGATCGTATGGTTGACCCGGTTTGCTCGTAGTCACTCCCTTGACTAGGCGGGAACCCTGTGTTACAATGGGGTTCCCGCTTCACGGGGCGTAAGGTAAGCCGGTTGCATCCAACACTCTTATAAGGTGTCCATAGGTACGTTCGACTCGTACACGCCCTACTGTGATTTTGTTATCATTGTCTAGGGAGATCGATTGATAGAGCTTATGATTATGATATTCGTGTGGTCATTGCTATATAAAGGTGAATAAAGCGGGATAATAACTTTGTTGTTAATAAAGTAATCAATTTCCTCCCAACCATAACAGGGCAAACCATGAGACATATTACAGATCATAACCGTGAAGAATTAATTAATGCCTATGCTAACGCTATTGTAGATGGTGTTGATATGAGTGCCCTAGTAGATATAGCTGTCGATGGTATAACTAAAAATCTAAAAGACTATACTAATGAACAGCTAGAGAATGAAATAAAAGAGTGTTACGACTTCTTACTAGAGGGTGAAGATGATTGACCTAACAGCTAATGAAATGTGGAAAATACTAGACGCTATAACAGCATATAAAAAAGATTATGCAGTAAGTGTACCTGTTCAAAAGATCATTAAGGATATAGAGAAGAAGTTGAGAGCAGAGTTGAAAAAGTAGAACTCGCCCTAAGTCCTTGTCCCATAAGGGTTTAGGGCAAACGCGGCCCGCCCCGCTCGTCGTAAGTCCTTATCTAGCAACAACTTACGTCAAAAAGAAATTTCTAATGCTACCCCCTTGACACTGACGATAAGTATGGTATGATCAGTGAACAGGAGAGAATGATGGTTGCGATGAATCAAGATGTTGCCGATACCGTACTTGCTGTACGTTGTGGTGTGTGTAGTGCGAATCATGTCGTCTTTATTAAGATGCACGATTATATTGAATGGAAAAATGGTGCGGGTTTTATTCAAGACCTTATGCCCTACCTTTCGGATAGTGAGCGTGAACTTTTGATCAGTAAAACGTGCGGCGATTGTTTTGACCGTATGTTTCCAGTTGACAACAGCGACAGCCTGTAGTATAATATTTGAAGTAGCGTTTGGTTTTTCCCACTAGGAGTTTTGAGATGAGTGATTATAACAAGTTGACGATTGAATCTGGTTCTGATGCTGGTTCGTTTGTGCGTACCCTGCAAGGCAACACCGGCACGGGTTTCGCGGAAGGTACGCATGTCCACAAAGATTGGTGGGCTAAGACCAAGACGTTTGAACAGGTTAAGCAGGATACGCAGACTGCTATTGATAATCGTGAGGATATTCTCACTGAAATCAAGAATATTTTCTGCACCAACGAGGGCGGTGATTTCTATTTCAAGTTGGCAGATGGTCGAAAGTTTCGTCCGACTGACCATGCTCTTGAGCAGTTCAGCACTCGCGTCGGCGTGACCAGTTCTTCGTTCCTGCGTGAGATGCGTAACATCGAAGACTTCGATGGTAACGATAGTAACACGATGGCAATCGTTGGCAACAACGCTATGCGTCGAATTGATCAAGATAAGAAGTTCCGACTCCGTACCTATACGGATGGTACTTGTCGTGCGTTCGTGACTGAGCAGTATGCCCCGATTGATAATCGCTGGTATCTGGACGTTCTTGGCGAGTTTATTCCCGGTGGACGTTTCAGCCATTGGCGTGGTGATGAGGATACCATCTATGGTAATGTTCTTATCCCCGATACCATCATGGACTATGGTGCGGATGATAGTGACTACGGTGGTATGATCAGTGTGGGTAACTGCGAGATCGGTACACGCCGCATCACGCAAACGCCCAGCCTGTTTCGTGCTATCTGCATGAATGGTTGTATCTGGGGTCAAACCGCTGGTGAGAAGATTCGTCGCGTTCATCGTGGCAATATCGACCTCGCCGCTCTGAAGTTGGAAATCGCTATGAATATCCAGCATCAGATTCCGCTGCTTGCTCCTAGTATCAAGAAGTTTCTGGAAACCCGTTCGCTGGAACTTGGTAAGACTTCCGCGAAGAGTGTTATCGCTAGTGTTTCGTCGGATTATAAACTTAGTAAGAAGGAAGCAACAGAATTCCTTGAGCAGTTTATCACCTACGAATCTGAGCAGGGTACACTGTTCGGTATCATCAACGGTCTGACCCGTGCAGGCCAGAAGTTTAGTAATAAGGAATGGGTGCGATTCGATGAGATCGCTGGCGGTCTGGCTCAGATGGATTCCTCACAATGGAATAGCGTTCTGCGTCGTGCGGATACCTTTAATCAGAAAGATTATGATAAGGTTTTCGCCATGACTGCCTGAGTATAATAGTGGGAGAGAAAGGGGCCGGTAGGACATTATCAATAAATTATCCTGCCGGTTCCCTACTCTCTCAAAATCTTGGGAAGCTGGTTCTCGCCGTAAGTCCGTTGCCCATAAGGGTTTACGGCAGGCGGGGCGGGCGATATTTGATATAAATCCATATTCGATAAGGGTTTACGTCAAATCTAAATGTGACTGAACGTAAGTCCTTTAGCCTCAAGTACTTGCGTCAAGTGTGTCGATAGTGTACAATGGGAAGAATGGAGGATGGTAAGATGAATAAGATAGGCAACCTAGAGGGTCTGGGCATTATAGTTAAGAGTGCGGATGTATCACCTAATATAAACGGTTCAAGTTATGGTGATACAGTCAGCGTAAATGTCCCAAATTTAATTTATGAAAAAGGTAAACTGGTTAAGTGGGTAAGTAAGGATAGTAAAGAGATTGTATGGTTAGTAAATGATCGTGGGAACGAGGGCGTTGTTATACATTCTGACGGTCTAATGAGCGTTGGAACAGTTAGTAATTTAGAAGAAATTAAGGGCATTGAATCATTCATTGGTACAGTTAATATTGTATCTCAAGCAAAGGAATAAACATGGCTAAAGCTAAAGAAGTTCAGATGGAAATGGTACGTGAGACTGATGTGTGCTGCCTACTTTTTAAGCAGGTCGAAAAGCCCAAGAATTATATGATGTGCAAGGCCATGAACGTATATGATAACAAATACCGTATTAACGTATATACTAAGCATGAAGAAGAGGGGCTATTCAAGCAACGTATTTCTAATAGCTACTTCACCAAACTTAATGAAGCAGGATCATTAGAAATTCTTATGGGCAATGAGCCGCCCGTTGAAACTAAACATAAGAAGCATAAGATGTGGTAATACTGTCTTAGCTTATATATTAAGATCTGGCCTGTGCTGGTAGTCAGTGAGATTTTTCATTTGACACCCATACATAGTTATGGTATACTAGAGTATGTACTTCCCAAAATAATAAGATCTGGCCGCTACTGGTAGTCAGTGACATTTAACCCTATAGGACATATATGAAACTACAACGTGGACAAAAACTTTGTAAGAATTGTAATAAGATTAATGGCGCACGATCTCATACATGTAAATATTGTAATGGGATATTCCATTCTGCTACAGGTAAGAAGCCATCTAAGAAAAAACAGGTAGAGATTGATAATTGGCATGAGTTGGTTAAGGGCGATGTTATTAAAGTTGTAGGACGATCTGGTAATTATTATGTAAATGATATGGGCGAACGTATGTATATGAGTGACGCTGGTATTTATACCGTTGTTTCTAAAGATAGTACTGGGCTTATAGTTCATACAACAGAGGGCGGTTACGGGTATATCTATATGGGAGAAGAGATACAATCTGCTCTTATGGACAATATGTACCGTTCACCACATAAGCTATTGAGGGTCAAAACTCCCCTAAATGTATAATTTTACACTACTATACAAGCTGTAGTAGCCCAAAATCGCCCAAATATAACGGAGTGTAATATGATTACAAAAAAGGACTTCGTTACTTATATGAGTCATGTATATGGACCAAGTAATATGTATACTGACCTATACAAGACATTCAAGGATATACAGAATATAACAGACAAGATCACCATTAATAAGCTACATGAGATAGGATATATGGTAGGCAAACAACGTAAGTTATATTATAGGGAGGTATTAGCCAATAACGGTAAGGAACTTACCCCAGATCAGCTAGATATGTACCTAACTACCATAAGAGTAGCTCTAGACCCTAAACAGATGACATAGACATACTCTACCCTATACCCATACACTCCTTACCTTGTTTGAAAATAGATAGAGAAATATTAAATATAGCGTGAAATAGCCACTTTTAATATCATCATATATGTCCCCAATCAACTTAGTCCTAGATGTATTCATGTATGGTAGTATATTGTATATATGTATACTCTTTATTTGTAGTGTTTTAGTTAGTTTAGACAAGGATCAATAACAACAATTATATAGGATCATTTTGAGCTATTTATGCCATCCATAATGGGAAAATAGCCCAAAGGAAATTATAGAAAAGAATACTAAATGGGATAATAACCCACAAATAAAAACAAAACTGGAGTATCACTATGGAAGATATAAAGAATGAAATGAACGTTGTGATACAGGAACTAGAGAAACAAGGAATTAGTCCTACGAGCCATACCGATCCAAATATAGTTGGCCTTGGGGATATTGTAGAAAACGTATTAACATCTATGGGGATTACCCAAGAACGATTTAAGGAATGGTTTGGATTAGCTGAGTGTAACTGTACTAAGAGAAAAGCTTATCTAAATAATCTATTCTATTGGAAGAAGAACAAGGATCAATAATTCAAGTTGACAAGTGCCTTTGCCCGATGTATAATTAGGTAGAGGCACTTACTTTGAGAGGTATATAATGAGATATGGATTGTGTTGCATTTCTTTAAATTTGCAGGAATTAGACGAGCCAGTTAAGTTTCAGACGATGACATTCAAAAGATTCTCTAGTTTACCCAGAGAAGAAGCATTGTCTATATTGGGCGACCGTATTCTTAATAATATGGAAACCACCAATAAAATCATCCAATATTGTGGTGAGAATGGTTATGCTTATAGAATTAGTAGTGATCTATTCCCACTAATTACATATGACGAAGCTAATATTGAGCTAGAAGATCTCCCAAATTATGACGATATTGATGATGCTTTTGACGATATAGCTAATACTATAGCCACCAGCAGTGTTCGTATTTCATGCCATCCTAGCGAATTTAATGTCTTAGCATCCCTTAATGCTCAAGCTGTAGAAAAGACCATCACAGAACTCAACTTCTATTCCTCATTCATGGATCGCATAGGATGTCCACCAGATTACCGATCCCCTATGAATATCCATGTTCATAACAAAACTGGCACATACAACGAAATACTTAACAGATTTATTACTAATTATGATCGCCTTGATGACAATTGCAAGAATAGAATTGTGCTAGAAAATGATGATAAGCAGGGCGGTTGGAGTGTTATAGAACTAATTCACCAAATCCATGACGTAACAGCTATACCCATTACATTTGATTATTTGCATCATGCCTGCCATCCACACGGCGTAGACGAGGAAAGGGCTATAAACGCTTGCTATAGATCGTGGGATGGTTATAAACCATTGTTCCACTATAGCGAAAGTCGCCCCGGCAATAATCCAAGGGCGCACGCTGATTATGCACATAATAAATTCAATACATATGGACTTGATTTCGATATAGACTTTGAACTTAAGATGAAAGACAAAGCTATAGAAAAGTATGCAATGGAGGTATGCGTATGAAAGACCCACTTATGACTCTTAGAGATTTAAAAGGTAGTGCAAGATTGCTAGGTAAAGATATTTGTAGGCAACGACAACTAAAAGCTAGGGAATTAAAGGAGTATATTACTTTAAAAGAAGTTGTTGAGATTATTAAAGAGTGTGCAGTCAAAGATAATGATCAGTATCTAGTTAATATGAAAATATTAGCTAAAATAACCTCAGAGATACATAGCTGGATAGATGGAATAGTTATTTCTAGACTAGCCTCAGAAGGTTTGATGGATGTTAGTTGGGATAGTGATGATAATGTTTTTAAATTTTCACCAAAAAGGAATGTATAAGAATGGCAAAGAAACTGTATAAAGCACCAAAACATTTTACTGGACATATTGTAACAACCAAAACTCATTTTGGTACAACATCAGAAATGGTGGTCGATCACTCACTATTAGTAGTTGATGGCAAGCCAGTAGAGATTCCTGAGAATAATGTTCTCTGTAAGGATGACTCTGGTTATTATTTCACTCTTAAAACTATGGTAAATAGCGGTCTAGCAGACCCGAATAGGCATTCAAATACTAGAAATAGGATCAATGCCACAGAACCAGAAAAAGAAACTTCAAGCTCTTGACTAGAGATTCCGATACTGTATAATGGTAACACAGGAGACAAAAATGACTTGGCGAGAACTTAAAGAATATATAGAACAGCAAGATCAAAATTTTCTTGATTCTGAAGTAAATGTTTATGATTATAATGATGGATCAGAGTATGGAGCTAACGTAACAGAATTGTTACTTGGCGAAGATGATGAAGAAACTGGTTGGGTTCCATATTTAACTATTAATCAGGATAGTGATGAAAACGATAGCAAGGACGAGTCTACAAAGATCAGTATTGAATAATTTAACACTTTATATTTGAGGAGAATAATATGGATCGTTTTGATTTGGAAGATCAGATTATGAAGTCGGACAATATTTCCGACGAACTGGAGATGATTGCTTGTGCTGTATTAGAGCGCCAGCTTACAGAAGATGAATTGTCTAATGCTTTGATTGGTCTAGCCACAGTTCATAGAATTAGAACTAAGAATCTATTTGAATGTTTTAAGAGTGTTCTTGAACTTGATGAATATAGTCCTAACTTTTATGGTAGCGAAAAGTGACTTGGAACGAAGTTAGTAAATGGGCTAAAAGCCAAGGGTACTCAGCCAAAAAAAACGATGGGTACTCTTGGTTTAAGCTTGACAATCCAGAACGATGTGGTAAAACTACAAGCGTAAGCAAGTTGGCATTTGCAATATATAACGATCTAACTGATAATAAATGGTTAGATTATCAAATAGCACACAAGGAAAAATATGACATACCAAAGTTTTGAGCATCTGCATGGTTTTGTTCGTGATCTTAGGACTACTAGCAGTACTATTGATAAGGTAAACATAATTAAAGATTACGCCGCCCATAATAATGAGGGTGCGTATTTTATCAAAAAAATTCTGTTGCATACCTATCATCCACTGTGGCAGTACAATGTCACAAGCGATAACTTGAAAAAGAAAAGTCATTTGCGTGGACACGTATATGAATCTATATTTGATTTGCTTGATGCTTTGAAGAATAGAACCATTACTGGTCATGATGCTATTGGGGCAGTCAATAGTTTTATAGATAATCATTCAGAATACGAAGAGCTTATTCACTGCATTATTGATAAAGATTTGAAAACTAGGGCTGGCGATAAGCTGATTAATAAAGCTATGCCAGATTTTATTCCTACGTTTAGTGTTGCGTTGGCAGATAAGTACGTTCCTAAACTTGTAAAGTGGGAGGATTGTTGGTATGCTAGTCGTAAAATTGATGGGGCTAGGTGTATTGCTATTGTCGATGATAAGGGTAACTCAACTTTCTACTCTAGAACGGGAAAAGTGTTTGACACACTTAACGTCGTGCATGATGCTATTCGCTCTTTGGGACTTACTAACGTAGTCCTAGACGGTGAACTGTGCTTAGTAGATGAGGGTGGGGTAGAGGACTTTCAAGGCGTAATGAAGGAACTTCGTAAGAAGGATCATATTATCCCGAATCCTGTATATAAAATATTCGATCTACTTACCCACAATGAATTTTATTCTCAAAAAGGTAGTAATCAAAGACCATTCAGTATTAGAATTAAAGACTTGGAATACATAGTAACAAAGGCTAATAAGAATAAGTGCTTAGTTCAGCTTGAGCAAACCCTTGTAAAAGATGAATCTCATTTCCAAGAACTTGTAAAAGAAGCTAGTAATAGTGGCTGGGAAGGTCTAATGTTGCGGGCCGATGAACCTTATAAAGGTAAACGTAGTAAAGATTTGCTTAAGTATAAAACATTCTTTGACGATGAATACGTTGTTGAAGATGTTACGTTCGGGCCATTCCGATATATTAAAGATGGTCAAGAGTGTGAAGAAACTATGCTCTCTAGTATAACTATACAACACAAAGGATATAAAGTAGACGTTGGCAGCGGGTTTACGATAGAAGAAAGACAAGCATTCTATAAAGATAAGAGTAAAATTCTTAACAAAACCCTCACAATCCAATATTTCGAAGAGACAGAGAATCAAAATGGGGGAATTAGTCTTAGATTTCCTACTGTAAAGATGATTCACGGTCAAGAAAGGGATATGTAATAATAGAGATAGTGTATAATAATATGTAAATCATTCCCGCCCTCCTTCCTCGCTGGAGAATTTAAATGATTAAGGTTATTATACGTTCTATCCTTTACCCTTGGTTTATTCTTTTCACCGGTATTTGTCTAGGCTTTATTTGCAACTCTGAGTATGTTGGAGAAAAAGCAGTAGTAATTGAAAGATCCATTAATCATATATTCTTTCCAGTAGAATACGATGAGCATATAGAAAAGTATGTTAAATGGATGGGTAAGAATAGAATACACTCTGAGTTAGGATATCCACATGATTTTGAAATCCTTGAAGATGTTGTAAAGGGCGAAGAATATTATTGGGCTATAGCAAGATATACCGATGTAAAAACTGGTAAAGAAATTAAAACTGTAGTTAGTACAAAAGTAAGATGGAAGCCTTGGGAATACAACTATCATACTAAGAAATTTGAAAAGGTAATTGAGGAACGAAATGAATCAATACTTGCAAGACAAACTAATTGAAAAATATCCAGAACAGTTTAAAAATCTGAAATGGATAGAGATTGATGATGGGTGGTATGATCTATTGGATAGACTGTGCCACCTAATTAAAAATGAATTAGATCATAAAGCTAGAATAAATGAACCATTAAATGACTTTGGATGGCGACAGATCAAGGAAAAATTTGGTGGACTAAGGGCATATGCTTTTGGCGGCAATGATCACATCAATGGGGCTATAAGTATGGCAGAGAGTATGAGTTATAGTATTTGTGAGTTCACTGGAGAAAAAGGTAAATTAAGGAAACAAAAGAAAGATGAAGTAACCGGAGAGATTATTCCAGCATGGATGAAAATTTTTTCAGATAAAGAAGCAGAAAGACAGGGATACATACTATGACTTTTGATGCTATAGTTATTAGCGATATTCATTTAGGAAGTAATGTTTGTCAGGCTAAAACTTTAGCGTCTTTTCTGTCTAGGATTGAACTTGGAGAGA